TTCATTTTGTTCAAGCTGCTGCAGGGAGAGCAGGAGCTGGTCCGCTTCCTGGCGGGAGAGCTGGTGGATTTCCATTTGGTATTTGTGGTTGAGGTGGAAGTTTAAATCGTTCAATGTTCTTGAGTCCACGGAGAGCAAAAGTCTCTTGGACCATCGCGACAATATCAAGCCCTGAGGCCATAGCAATCTCAGGATTAGAGGCCAGGACGGAAACGAGTTCTTGAAGCGACTGAGCAATATAATTCTTCTCCGATGCCAGCGTGCCATCATAAGAGAAATAATCCTCATTGCCCATGAGCTCAATCGGGTCTTCAGGATGGAAGCGATCATAAGTCTCAACGGCCGATTCTCCAAGAATCTTCATGTATGTCTCAAACGACATATCCTGCCGACAGTTAAGCAACATCTTCCTCCCCTGAGGTGCCAGACCGTCGATCCACACAGTGGCAGCAATCAGCTTCATTCTCGAAGCTGCGCCAGCATTAGCTGCACGGTTTTCAGTAGCAGAGCGACGACCGGATGCCACCTGGCCCATCGAGTTCTCATTCACTCCGCTCACTGTCTGCATCATGCGCATGAGGCTCTCCGCATCCTGCATATGTGTAACCGTTGGATCGACGGTCTTCAACTGGCTAATAAACGCTGCAACACCCTGGTTATACGGGGCATTCTTCTTCAGCATGATATACTTGTTCCCAGCAGTCAGCGTGGCAGTGTCCACGAAGCTAGGATCAACGACAAATCGTCCTTCAATGTTCTGGCGCACAGCAGCTACGCGGGCGTTAATTAACCAGGTAATGACCTCTTGGAGGGGATCGATCAGGGAGGAAAGGGAATCAGAAAGTTCGGTGTGCTGATCGGGACTGAGAGACAGAGTGTCATAGGTGAACTCGTTATGCGGTGCATTCAGCGGCTGTGCGGCCAGGATTCTATTATCATTCGCCAGAGCAAACGACCAAATCTCCTCCTCCTGGCTATCAGAAAGCTCATAATCCGCTGGGACAAGCTTATATTGCACCGAAGCAAGGCAAACCATAAAGTCCCCCTTGCCTTCACCCTTCTTCTGATCCTGAGGGTCAACGTCTCCTAGACGGGTTCCTTCTTTCCTCAGCTTCCAGGCTTCACTAGTGAAAGAGGTGATATGCTCGGTTCCGACCAAAGACCCAGCTTTTTCCATAGATCGGAGGTCTTGGAAGTGGTATTCAGTTTCATCAGCTGCGAAACGGCCAGATTGCCAGCGAGAGAGCGGGACACGAGTGTCGTAGAAGAAGTTATAAGGGGAGATTACCTCGACATCATTACCTTCATAGGTGATTACTTCGTCGTCCTGCTGGGTAGGTTCTTCCATTGCCATTGAGATACCCTGGAGCATGTCGAAGGGAATCTCCACAGCGGGCTGAGCGCGCTTGATTGACCTGGTTTCATAGCGCCAAGAGGTCTTGAGGACACCGAGTTTGAACCGAGCCATGTCGAGAAGAGCTTGGACGAGCTTGGAATGGTATCGGGTCTGGCGTTCTTCACGACGAAGGATGGCTTGGCAAGCGTCGAGGATGACACCATAGTCCTCAGGGCCAGTGGCTTCGAGCTCGAAAATGGATTCCTTTTGAGTGTAAGCAAGGAAGAGAAAAGTTACAAGAGTGTTAACCTGGGCGAAGGAAAGAGGGACAGTCATCTTCTCCGGTTCGCCTTTGTTGCGCGCACGAATGTCCTGAGCGTCGGATGAGCGGATAGAGCGATAAGTGTCCAGAGCCTTATCCCACGCTGGATAATGCTTGGCCATAGAGTTCCTTGAGCGGTTTAGAGACTTAACTATCATCTGACGAAGTTCGTCAAGCTTCTCGTCAGGAATCTCAGCCTCAAGGCGTTTGATAATTTCAGGGGTCATGATTTATGCTGCAATAGAATTCAAACTACCAAGACTAAACGAGCTAAGATCAAGACGTTCATCCGAGAAGCGAAAGCGTTTCTCGTCCACCGTTTCTTTCTTAAAATCAACCCACGTTAGGCCAACTACGCAAGCGCGGTAGAAACATTCCATCATATGATCGTTTTTGTCAACAGGTTTTTCTTTATCTTTATCCCAACAGTAGGTGTAGAATTCTTTAATCGTTTCGGAACAAGAGGACATGATGAAGATATTATTCTCACGGACGAGCTCCTGTTTCGCTTTTTGTATTCCGGTCGAGAGTTCCTTGGGCGCGGGGACGACGCTAAGACCATTTTCAATAAACACATCCGCGTAGCACCGTCCATCAACCGGGTTTGGGATAAAAGCAATGGGATCGACGCAGATTTGCCAAGGAGTCCTCCCATTGAGTATCCGCAAGATCATCGTGCAGAGATCTTGGATATAGCAGGGAGAGAAGATTTCCGTATAGCAGAAAGACTGCCCTGTTGGAGCTGTTGCCCAGAATTGAACCGCATGCGGTGTGCGCGGGTGGGGATCGATAAAGACACGGATAGTGTAATTATCCGGCGGGGAGTCATAATCCTTCCAGCCATGAGGGAGTTCAGTCTGGACGTGCTTCTCTTGGTCGAATTCAGAATAGACAAGACCTTGTGAGTTTTTCGGCAAGCCATAGATTCGAGAGGCTCTTTCGCTTTCAGACAGTTGTTTGGCAAAAAGATCAACCTCTTTTTTGTCTAAGGTCGTATTATCATAACTCGACCCCGTCATGATCCAGCACTCAGGCTTCTTTTCCCAAGAGTAACCCTCCTCAAACTGACTCTTCATCAGCTTAACCGGAAGAAAGAACTCGTTAATCCACTGTTCTGCAATAGGCGTGCAGGTAAACCAGGCCGATCCACCAGTATCCATCAAACCACGACTAACCGCATTCCACATACCTTCAGGAATAGGTTCATCCACATGAATCCAATCCCACTGAGACGACTCAAGGCCCATGGGATTAGCCATGTATGACCTCACGGTGTCGAGTTCTATGGTCGAGATTGATCCCCAGATATTCTTAACTTTAATCACTGACACCTCCCCCGCCTGATTCTTCACAATCTGCTCAATCCGATCCTTCGGAAGAAACGACATCAGCTTCCCCGTCTCATTCGACGTGAAGATTTCTCGCGCCTTGTCCCAGTCAGCGACAAGAATGACACCTTTAGTTGCTCTCTGGGGAATCCCCAAATACCGATTAGGATCAGATTCAGGAAGCCAGAGTCGAGCGCCGAGAGCGAAAGCACAGTCCTCGGCAGAGCCGCAGGTGGATTTGCCGAAGCGGTTTCCGGTGCGTAGATAGCGATATTTGTAATGAGCAGCGAGGTGGAAGAGAGATTGCTTTGGTTGAGGACGATAGGCGAAGATGCCGTAGGCTGCGCGGAGTTCTTTCAAGCGGCGCAGGGCTTTCAGGCGTTCTTGCTTATCAGGGTCGAGGATCATACAAGGTTGGTTATGGAATCGGGAGGAAGGGCTTCGTAAGTGCGGAGCTGGTAGAGGCCGTTGGAGGAGGAAAAGTCCGCGCGGAAGATGTGACTTTCCCAGTCTTGCATGTTGGTTGCTGGAAAGAATTGTCCGGTGCCTGCTGGATGCTCAGTTTTACCTTGTGTCCCAAAACCAGAGATTAAACGTCCGCTCTTAAACATCTCCGGGATAAATATGTCCGGGTGGAGGCAGTCGATAGTTTCTCGAATATCAAGATAGGAATAAGAAACAACAGTGGTTACAGGTTGTTCAACAATAACATCAGTAAATGGAACTGGAGAGTTGTAGTCTCGAATAATAATCTCAGTAGATAGTCTTCGGCCGTTAATTATTCGATAACGATCGAGAAAAACTGGCTTATAGTGCCAAAGATTATAATCATTCCCGTTTGGACCCCCCCCAGGACTTTGAATAAAGTTATAACTTTCTCTCTCTGTTTCCATCTCACCCTGAACTGCATAAAGAGAATAGATAACCGTAGGCCAATCATAATCCTGCCAGATGGTTTCTTGTTTAAATGGAGTGAGGGAAGGTAGAGAAGCTGAGGTTTTAGGCTTAGCAAAGTAGAAACCCAGAGTCCCCTCCGGTGTGCCATTAAGCATCGGGCCGGTAAGGAGATAACTGCTATAGCCTGCATCGAGGACTCTCGTCTTGTCCATTGGAGCCAGGGATGACAAGAAGTTTGTCATCGTGACACCAGGGGTGACTATCGTTGTCGCGAGAAAGAACTGCTGTGGAACAAACAATTCCACAACCCGCTCAGCCACATCCCCCGTAGGGGAGAGGCGATAGTATGGGAGCTTGACTTCGCGAAGTGGCATATTGGTTAAGTGTCAGCGCCAGCGTATTGAACCGTCCAGTCAGGATGACCAGAGACGTGGGAGATCAGGCCTCCAGTGGAGACAAGGATACGAATACCCCAAGGTTCGCCGTTGTGACGTTTAAGCGGGGTGGCTGCACAGGTGTCATCTTTGACCTCATAAGTTGGAGTGATGGTGTTGGTCAAAGGATCTGCGGTAGTTTGAGTCACAATCGCAGAGGTCAACAGAGCTGGAACCTGCATAGACGCTCCACCACTGAGGAGAATTGTTGCTCCACCGGTAGAGTTCATACTCGTCGGGATCGTCATCGAAGAATTACGAATTTCATTCCGCCAGGTTCCCAGAGGGAAGCTCTGTTCAACAATGCAAGAAGGATGGTAACCGAAAACCAGGGCTGTCTGAGCGGAAGCTGTCGTAGTCGCATTGGCATTCGCCGCTGAGGTTGACCAAACCCCTGTGGTTCGATTGAACACAGAACCAACCAGCTCAATCGTCGTGGCAGATGGCACAGAAGCTACGAAAGAACCTGTGGGGATGTAGGGACAAGCAATGGCCATCCCAGGATAAACCCCAGTAGTCGAGGTCACGGTGATGATGTTACTCGTCGCAGTGGTTGCTACGGCGGCTAGTGCCACAGGAGCAAGAACGCCAGGAATGGTATTAACCAACCTGTTATTTCGATAAACTTTAAACTGTGCCATAATGTTAGGTCTTCTCTGCGATAATAGTTCCGCTTGTCAGTGTCAGTGTGGTAAACAACATAGGACGGTATAGCCCAGCGGGGAGGGTGAGGGTCTGGATTCCAGTGTCACCAGAATAACCCGGTTCAAAAGTAATCGAGGCAATGACAGCGTCAGCAATAACCTGAATGCCGGAATATTTACCCGTTGTTAGAGCCGAGGTGTCAGCCTTAACAACAAAGCCATTGTCAGAAAATTGTCTCTTTGAATGAATCATAAGAAAAAAAGAAGCCCTGGGTCATTGGTCTTGACCCAGGGCTAAAGGTTGAGGGTTAAACCGTAACGTTCTTGAGAACGATGAAGTTAATGATGATTGCGGGGATAGTTTCAGCGGTTTGATAGTCTAAGGCCATATAGTTAAGTGATTTTGAGTTCTGCTTCTAAGCGTTGGATTTCTTTATCTGGGGTTTCGGAAATTTGATGGTTTGTATGGTGGACAAAGTTTGTAGGTTTGCCACGGAAACGGTCGAGGATGTCTTTGGCGGCACCAAGGCGGACTCGTTCGTCGATAGAGTTGTTCATCAGGTCCATTGTGACAAGTACAGCTGTGGTCGCTGCGGACTTGAGCATGGAGGTGATGTCACCGCCGAATTTGTCGTTTAAGATTTCATTGACATTGGCTTGGAACCAAGGTTGACGGAGCCAGTTGGAGACGGTGGACTCAGCGACCTCCAACTCCGCAGCGACATCCTTGGGCTTAATCCCGGCGGCAATGAGATACGCAGCTGTGCGGTGAATGGCTTTCTCTTGCTGGAGCTCACGGACTGGAGGTTTGGCTCCGTGGAAAGTGGGAGAGAGGCGGGAGGACTGGGTGGGAGGGAGGACATCCGGGTCGTAATCGGTTTGAGAGCGTATTGGTTCAAGCCCTTGAATGTTGAGGATCATAATTGTTAAATTGTGAAACGGATTCGAGAGCGGACTTGAGCGATGTTGCGAACAGGGGTGCAGACCATTCCACCTGTGCGAGAACCTTTAGCATTGGAGTTACCGTCAACAGTCTGGATCATGTCTTGTTTATCTGGAGGGCCGAGAGCGATGGAAATATGGGAGAATTTCCAGATGATCAAATCTCCACGCTGAATGTCCGAACCACAGGGTTTGCGAGTTTGAGTGGTAGAGTCTTGGGCAAGGGACCAGCGTTCGAAGTCAAAGGCACCTGCGGTTTGTGGGCGTTTGAAACCCTTGGTTTCTTTAATGCCCTGAGCTTTCATTGCCTCACGGATCGTCCAGCAGACGAATGCAGCACACCACGCGCCCCAGTCTTTCTCTTCGAGCCAGGTTGCATGTTGGTATTGATCAACGCGAGGGCCACGGTTGGAGGAGCCGGTTTCTTTTGTGCCCACTTCAGCAAGGGCTGTCCGGATAAGTTGTTCTGTGAAGGCACTCATGGGCGCGGTCGGAAGATGGCGATGAGAAGCAGGAAGGTTAGCGAGACTGTGCAGAAGGACCAACCTGCGAACTGTGCAAAGGTTGTTAAATCTGCAAAGATCATAAGGCTACTTTGTGGGTTCTGGGCCGGTCAGGATTGTTTCGGTTTCCTCGTAAAAGTTCAAAGCGTTGCGAGCAATACGCATACGCTCTTGCAGGGGCATTGAACAGGAGGAGAGTGCTAGGACGCTGAGTAGGAGTATCGTTTTCACGGTGCGGATGGGTTGTGGCTGGTAACGTCAATGTGTGGGTTAGGTGCGCCTTCGAGGGCGAAAGCGACAGCTTCGACTTTCTTGGCAATGGGTTTAGCGACGACTGCGGCTTCTTTAGCGACAAGCCCAGCGACTTTCTCGGCAAGGCGGGCCTCACCAGCTTGGACAACGAGCTTGGCAATGTTCTCCTCGCGTTCCTGCGCACGGCGGAAGATAGCGGCGAAGAATATCCAACCGATGAAGCCAAAGGCCGCCCCGGCGCCAATGCGCATGATGGGGTCGTCGAGGACTTGCATGACGGCTGGGTGGATGATGGCTAGACCGCGAGAACCCACGACACCAATGAGCATCGCGACCAAGCAGCGACCGATGATAGTCCGCCGGATTTCTGCCCGCGTGTTGAGGCAGAAACAAACTACAGCCGCACCGGTAGCGCCGAGGAAGGTTAGGAGCGTCCAGTCCAGGGTTGCGTAACGTTCAGCGGGCGCGAGGGCTAAGAGCGCGTAGGTTACTGTAGTCTGTGCTAGGAAGCCTATTGCAGCTACGGTTTCCGCGAGGATTGGGTGCGAGGGCGGGGTCATAGGCCAAGTTAGGCTAAATGATCAAGCTGCTTTTGAAGGGCGAGAGCCACACGCTCATACTTGCTGGATTCCTCAGCTTTGGCTCTGCCCTCTTCGGTGAGACCAGCTTCAACAAAGGCTTTGGCAAGGGAGCTTGCGGCGAAGGCTGTGTTGTTGGCTTGCTGAATTTGACTTTCGAGGATGGCGCGTTGCGCTTCGTCTGGGATGTTCATGCTAGTTGGTTGAGTTGGGAAATAAGACTGTCGAGGACTGCTTGTGGCTGGTCCTTGAGTTTGGAAACGAGTTCGTTGGAGGCTGCGAGGTAATCCGCATCTGCCCAGGCTTGAGCTTGGTCGGTGATGATCGTGGTGGCAAGGGACACGACGGTTGCCTTGCCTGTGACCCGCTTGTCAAAAGCGGTTTGCTGCTTGTCAGTGAGTGTGATGGTGAGGTTCATAGTGTTATGCGAGGATTCCGATATTACGAAGTGCGGCGATGACTACACCAATGGTGTAACCATCCCAAGTAGAGTCTTCCAGCACGGGTATTCCAGCGTTAACGGAAAAGCTCGACCCGGCTCCACCTGTCGCAGGTTGAACTACGGGCGTGACATTCCAGAAACCAAGTTTCTGCGTTGCAGCGGTGCCGATCTTTGTCCCTGTGGACTCACCAAACGCCACGTTTACAGCGTCGGAAAGGGTAAACGTGCCTTCACCAATCGTAACAGACTTATAAAAAGTTGAAACGCCCGCAGTGTCGATGGCTAACCTTGTGCGCAGAACCCCAATAGTCCCCGCGCCTTGGGTGTCGTAGGTGGCGAGAATCAAACTTCCACCTGCGCCACCGCGACCATTACCACCTGCGATTGTCAGGTTAGCGCCAACACCATCAGAGGTGATGCGAGACGCAGCAGTGAACATCTGGTTCGTGACACCTGCTGCGTCACCACCGAGTTGCAGAGCGGCGGCAGCTTTAGAGCGTAAAGTTGCCCCAGAGTTCCAGTTTATGGTGGTGGCGTTCCCAAGATTGATAGCATCGCCTTGAATCGTCAAAGGGACGCTTCCTGCCTGCCAGAAATCAACACGGTCAGAATAAACGCGCATCCCGCTCGTTTCCAAGCCTGCGGCGGTGAACTGCGGGTAGCCGGGATTGTAGATGCCCTTGATGCGCCCATCATAGGAGATGACCGCGCGGATGACGCCCGCCAGCCTGAAGTCGGCAAAATTCCCCACAAACCCCGTGGTTTCATTCGCGCCAAACACCGTGCCACCGTTCGCGCCGCTGCTCCATGTGGTTGCTGCCGTGGTACCTATCGGCTGGTGGAAGATGTGAGGAAACGTCGTAGTGCCCGTGCCCGCTACGTTGAGAGCGCCCGTGAGGTAGAGCGGCGAGGTGGAGTTTGCGCCAGCGACGGAGATCGTCTGCGCGGCAGTGAACACATTCGCCGTGCCAAGCAAGGCTGCGGTCCCTGTGGCGGGAATTGTCAAAACACTACTATCAACACCAGCCAATGACAGAGTGTTTTGAACCGTGAGCGTCTTGCTAGTTGTGCCACCTGCGATTGTGAAGCCTGTTGCGGCTGCCACAAGAGTCAGGCCATTAACAGAGGTTGGAGTGATAGCGCCAAGAGTGAGCGCCAACGCTGGCGTGGTTGTTGGATTCGTTACGACGCCGCTGATTCCAGCGCCATTTGTGAATGAGAAGCTAGTTACGGTGCCTGAGCTTCCGCTGCCGCCCGTCCGATTGGCGGTTGCCACGAGGATCTGCTTGAGCAGGTCGTTGCGGAGGTCGCCAATAGCTGTTCCCCCGATCAAGTCGCGGGCTGCCTGTGCTTCAGTAGAGCCGAAAAGAGTGGTAGTGGTGCTCATGGTGCGTTGGCGATGGCGACGAGGAGTTGCTGGAGAAGCCCGACTTCCGTTTCGGCGAAGGCGGTGCCTCCGATAACCGCCAGCGCGGCAGCGTCCTCGGCGGTGCCTGTGGTTGTGGTGATCGTCATGGTATTATTCCTCCATCATTGGAGCGCGGCCCATGGCTTGTTCCAGCCCGGCTTCGTCCATTTCGGTTTCGGCGGATTCCTCTTCGAGCGGTTCTCCGGCTTCGACCGGCATACCGTCAACGGCTTGAAGCTCCATCCCTTTGTCGGTCAGGATGACCGTGGCGGTGACTTCAATGGGAACGCCCATCTCGTAGGCGGTGGTGTCAAACTCAGCAGGGACGGGGATCGTGATCATAAGGAAATGGGTAAAAAGAGAAGGCGGGGAGCCTGCGTGAACAGGTTCCCCGCCATGAGTGAGGTGTCAACCCCCGGTCTTAGTAGGCGGCGGGGCAGGCGGTCGTGGCGACGTTCGGGCAACGCTTGAAGCGGACGACGTAGCCGTATTGCACCTTGCGGGGCTTCCAGGCTGCGTAGAGGCGGGCGGCGAAGAAGCCGATGTCGCTGAACGGGTTGAGTTCCTTGTCGGGGATGTTGAGCCACACGACTTCGCCGTTGAAGCTGATCGCCTTGGCGCTGGAGCCGGAACCAAAGGAGGTCGCGGGCTTCGGCACCTGACGGGTCATCACGTCGGGGCTGAAGATGTAGAGGTCTTCAAACTCGGCGGCGGTGTAGGCGGCACTCACGTCAGCGGCATCGCCGATGGTGGTGGCCGCAGTGGAGTAGAATGGACGTTCCACCCAAGCACCGTTCACGAAGTCCCAGCGGGGCATGCGTTGGTCGATGATGTGATGGTATCCGCCGTACTCACGGTCGATGCCCCAGCTCTGGAGCAGGACAGCGCCGTCGCCTTTGCCGGAGTCAGCCCAGCGGAAGTCGTTGCGGATGCTGTCGTCGCCCTTGATGATGGTGCGGTGTGCCTCTTGGGAGAGGATCAGCGACAGGATCGGAGCGCCCTGACGTTTGGCGTAGGCGGACTCTTCACCAGCGGCGTCCTGAGTGGCACGGTTGTAGAGCGCGTCCAGGAGACCCTGGTTGATCGTGCTCGTGGCGATGGTCGCGGGCATTGTGGTGCCGTTGGTCGTCTCCGTGAGCGAGGCGTTGAAGATGATCTTGTGACCGGCCCAGTAGGTGAACTGAGCCTTGTCTTGGATGTCCCACAGATCGACCACGTTGGCGACGAAGTTGTCGCGGTCGGTGGCAAGCTGGTCGCGGGCGTCGTAGGCGGCGGCAAGATCGCGGAAGCAGATGTCTTCCGAGAACTGCACCGTCTGCGATGCGGAGTAGTTGATCTGCGTACGGGCAGGAGAGACGACCGTGGGGGTCGGCACACAGTTGTTGCCCGTGCCGTTGGGAGTGGCAACAGCAACCCAGCCACCGCCCACGCCCACAGAGCGTTTGGTGATGACAGTAGAGAAGTTGAAGCCCATGCCATCGGGCAGGACATCCTTCTTGAGAAGGGGGGAGAGACGGCCTTTCACACGCATGATCTTGTCGATCTTGCCTTGGATACGGGTCGCGTCGGAGATGAAATATTCGTTGAGTGCGGCAGCAGCCATAACGGTAGGGTAAGTTGAGGGGTGGTTGCCTGCTCAACGTGACCGTTTGTATCCCGATGACGAAAGCAAGGCGAGTTGCTTGAGTCAGGGGAGGTGCCTGCGTGTTTACGCTCCGGTTTGCTAAATGCCTGTGAAGGACAGGCGATTTTACGCTTCAATGACGAATACTATATATTCTGCATGTGGATGTCAAACAGAAAAATAGCCGCCTCTGGTGAGAGGCGGCTATTCGGATGTTAATCTGGTAGGGCTAGATCGGTTAGAGCGGGGTGGCGGTTCCAACGGTTTCACCTGCCACGACGTGCTCAGCGTAGATTTCCCAGTCGGTCGCCAGCGCGTCAGAGCCGGAGGGTTGCCAGCCATGCAGCGAGTTGTCGGGATACACGATGCAGAACTGATTCTGGTAGGTGATCGGAGCGCCCGATTTCACGAGCACATCCTTCACCGCCTGCGGGAGGCTGGTCATTTTTGGGATGATCTCGGCAGGCACCGACGAGGGCACTTGCCGGAAAACGAACAGTCCTTTGCCGTTCCAGCCTGCGCGGCTGACGATTTTGCCCTCTTTGAGAGCTTCGATTGCTTGCCCGAATGTCTGATTTGTTGTCATGTGTCTTTAGCGTTTTGGTTTGGTGTTTGAGGGAAAAAAAAAAAATCAACCTTTCACCCCACGCAGGGCGGCGGTAAGACCTTCTTCGTCGAGTTCCACGTCTTCCGGGCTTGCCGGTTTCTGGGTGGGGGTGCTGGAAGGTTTGACCCCCGTGCGAGTGCTGAGGAGGGCGAGCTTGGCGTCCCGCTCCTTCTTCACCTCCTGCCGCAATTTTAGGAGTTCGCCGACGATGGAAGGTAGAGCGGCGGCGGCTTGCGCCTGGAATGCCTTGTCTGCCGGATCGGTGGCCGGGCGGGCCGACTTGATCTCCTCGGCGACCTCGGGATTGCTGAAGACGGACGGCAGCTTCGCCGCCATCTGCTCATAGATGTGGTCGTGATGCTTCAGGTAAGCGGCTTCCTCCGCCTTCGCGGCGGCGGCTTTCTGCTGCTCGGTCTGATGGTTGAGGCTGTTGAGGGTCTGCTCGGCTTCCTTCTCCATCTTCGCCGCTTTCTCGTAGAGCGGGTGAAGTTTGTCCGCCTCGTTGACGGCAGCCGTGATGAGCGTGTCGGACACTGGCTCTTCTGCCGCCTCGAAGACTTTGCGGATGGCAAGAATACGCTCGAACTGAATCGGTTCATCGGTGGCGTCGATCAGCGCCTTGGCGTCAATCTTGGCGTGCCCGGCGATACGGTCCAACAGGCTAAGGCTTTGCTGGATGGGAGCTTCCACGGCAGCCCTCCACTCGGGGGTGCCCTTCAAATCTTGGGCGCGTTTCCACGTTTCCAGTTCTGCGAGTTTCTTGGCGGTCTCTTCGCTGTCCTTCGGAGTCGCCTTATATGTTTCATGCTCCTTCTGGAGTTTCTCGTAGCGGATCTGAGCGTCTTTGGCTTGCTCCTTGGCACGTTTCGTCTCCGCACGCATGGCGGCGAACGCCTGCTGCTGGGGTTTGGCCCACTTGCTGGTGTCCACCTCCGGTTCCTCGGCGGCAGGATCTTCCTTCTTGGACTCCTCCTTTTTCTCCTCGACTTCTTCGCCGGGCAGCGCGTCGAGACCCTTCTTGGGTTTCTCGTCAGCGGGCTTGGCGTCAGCAGGTTTCGCTACCTCCGTAGAAGCATCGGGGGTTGGGGCAGGCGGTTCGGCAGGTTTCGGCTGCTCGGCAGGAGCAGTCGGGTTTGCCGGGTTGAAGGCGGCAAGGGCGCTATCGAGACCGCCCATGTCGAGATCAACGGATTCCGGGGCGGCAGGTGTGTTTAGGGGGGTGGACATAAAAGGTCATTTCTTCCTCTCACTGGGGGGAAGCGGGTCGGCAAACTCGGGCGGCAGGTTGGTGGTGAAGGCGTCCACTTCGGGCATCTGCTCCAGCGTGTGCTTACCGGGAGAGACTGTCATCGCCTCCAACGTGGAGAGTACCTGCTGAACACCGAACATGCGGAAGAACTGATGCGCGATGGCGGTGTCAGGGTGGTTGCCGGGAATGGTGCCGGGAATGCTTCGCGGTAGCACGGTGCTGGAGATAGCGGCGATGGCGGCAGAGATGCCGGGCAGCTTCAACTCGGTCTTCAGAGCTTCCTGCAACGGGGCAGACGCTCTGAACCGGCTGATCTCGGGGCTGGACAGGATGGGGGTGTTCATGCTTGAGGGGAAATCTTCTGTGGTGCCCGCGCTTTAACCTGCTGCTGGGCCTCCATGTGCTTGAGCTTCTGCGCGGCGAGGGCGTCGTTGATGAGAAGTTTTTGGTCTGCCTCCCTTTTCTGGAGTTCCAGCTTAGTAAGCCCCTGCTTGGTGAGCAGTTCGAGCTTGGCGGCGGCGTCCACCGCCTGTCCGTACACGCCGGGAGGGGTGCCGTCCTCGGTCGCCTGCTGTCCCTGCATCTTGGCCTGCTCTTTCTCGGCTTTGCGCCGTTCGGCCTCCAAGTGTTTCGCGCCGTTGGTGATGACCTCGCCAAGCTGTTGAAGCTGCTGCTTGAACTGGCGGTAGGGAGGGCTCATTGGGTCGAGGTACTCCATGTGCAGACCGCAATGCTCGGAAGCCTTCTGCATGATCGGGATGGCTTCTTCCAACTCCATCTCCACGTTGGAGAGCGCGTCGTTGAGCGCCTGGAGCAGTTCGAGGTGAGTGCTGATGTGAACCTCGTGATTCTGGTTCGGCACGATGATGGCGTTGCCGCCGACCTGAAGAAGCTGGTTCTCGTTGTTGGCGATCTGTTTATCGACAGGCGGACGCTGACCCGCCATGCGTGGTACGAGCGCGAGGGCGTAGCGGTAGTCGGTCTGCGAGGCGATGGTATCACGGGTGAGTATCTGCTGCCCCTCGGGGTCGAGGCGTCCGTAGATGGTCTCGTTGAGGTTGGAGAGGACCGACCGGCGCTCGGCGCTCGACCCGCGACCGATGCCCGCGTTGAGGGTGATCCGGTCATAGTCGAGCATGAGCAACGCCTGCTCGGGGACGCCGCGCTCGATGCAACGCTTGCGGAACTCGAATGCTTGGGCACCGCCCGGATGGTCCGGGTGAAGCTCGGGGTTGATAACGCGCTTGACCACCTCACGGTAGTCCCACTTCCACGCGTCGAGAAACATGTCCATCGAGTCGCTGGTGAGGGAGGAGTCGATCTCGTCCCGGCGCTGAAGCTCATACTTGGTCTTCTGCCCCTCCTCGGACTGACTGGTGGAGCGCGGAGCCATGCCGGAGGACTGCGTGCGGAACACTTCGTTCATCGCGGAGATGGCAGGAACCAGACTCCCGGCCACCGGGGGTGTCGTGCGCTCGACAAAGGTGGTGCCTGTGGAGAGCTGGAAGTAAGGCCCACGAGGCACAATCATGTTGTCGATGGTCGCGTCCTCGGTCTCAGTGGAGAGGAAAGTGTTGGCCTCGTCGTTGGCTTTATCCACCAGCTTGCACCGCAGCTTATTGAGGGCACTGGCGGCGGGGAACAGGTTGAAGGCGTTGCCCCGGATGCTGTGAAGATCGCCGTTGGTGCCGACGCCGAAAAGGTAGGCATTGATGAACTCGGACACGCTGCCGTACTCACCTTTCTTCTCATAGAGGAACTCGGCGTCGTCGGTGTTGAGCAGGTAGTCCACGATGTAGTGGCTGACCGTGCCGTCCACTTCTTTGACGAACCCGTGGACGGCTTGGATGACGACATTGGTGTTGCCTGCGTAGAAAGCATTATCCTTCCACATGGCCTCCATGGCCTCGGGCGACTGCGTTTCGAGCGGCTTGGGTTGGGCGTTGATGCACGACCGGCGAATGGCGGCTTCGTTCCACCCGGCAAGTCTGCCTGCCTCGGGATCTTTGACCTTGGCAAAAAGGTCGGAGGGTGACATGTCCACCTTCATGAAGATGCGATCTGCCTCGTTCACGCTCGCCTTGATGCCACGAGGTATTTTTACTTCTTGCAGAGAGGCCGCCTTCCAGCGCCAGTCGAGGTTGTCGTCGCGGTAGGTGAACCCGACGCCCCACATGGAGAAGTAGTGAGCCAGCAACTTCCACCAAAAGC